TTGCAAACACAACACGATCAAGCATTGACGCGATCAGCCGTGGCGTTTTGCCTGATGCTGGTATGTCTTTCGAAATTCCAAAGATCACGGTCATGCCAACAGTTGCCTCAACATCAGAAGCAGGCACACCAAGCGAGACAGATCAAAACTCTGCATTTGTAACAGTTAACGTTGCAAAGTACGCAGGACAACAAACATTTAGCGTCGAGCTACTTGATCGCACATCACCGCTATTTTTTAACGAGCTATTGTCAAACATGGCAGCAGCTTATGCAAAGGCGACAGACACAGCCGTACACACAGCAATTGCAACAGGTGCAACAGCAGATGCAACAACACTTGCTACATACCCAACAGCTGCTGAGTTGCTTGGTTTTGTTTCTCGTGGTGCAGCATCAGTTTATGCAAACACAAACGGCTTTGCTCGCAACATGATCGCTAACACATCACAGTGGGCAAACCTCATGACACTTAACGACTCAGGTCGTCCAATTTACAACGCAGCACAGCCAAGCAATGCTGGTGGTGTTGTACGCCCAGACTCAATTCGTGGAAACGTTGCAGGTCTAGACCTTTATGTGACAGCAAACGTCGCGTCAGCAAATGACACAGACAAAGACGACTCAATTTTGATCGTCAACCCAAGCTCTTACACATGGTACGAGTCTCCAACATACCGTTTGCGTGCAGACGTAATTGCGTCAGGTCAAATCTCAGTCATGGTTTATGGATACGGTGCAATTGCAACCAAGATTGGTGCAGGCGCGTTTGGTATTAACAAGACCTGATAACAACTAACTAATCATGCGGCGGGTTCTCCCGATCTCGCCGCAGCAGTCGAAAGGAAACGGACATGCCAGCCATTGTTACAGCAAGTCAATTGCGCACGGTGCTTGGCGTGTCCGTTTCACTTTACAGCGACAGTTATTTAGACGAGATCATTAACACCAGCGAGGACGTCATTTTGCCAATGCTGGTTGCAAACGTTTCAGGCATTGATGCTTACAAGCTAGAAAACAACGTAGCAACATTTTTTACAATCCGTGAGCATTATTTTGTAGCTGGTCAATCAGTAATCGTGACAGGTTTGCCTGCACCATTTAGCGCGACTTTTACAGTCCTTGATGCCGCGCCTTATTACTTCACAGCTGCACTTACAAATGCAGACGTCACATTGCGTCCAATTGTGCCAAACGGCAAGGCAACATTGTCAGGTTACTCAGCTGCTCAAATTTATGCCAGCACACCAGCAATTGAGTCAGCAATTTTGGCTGTTAGCGTTGAGGTCTTTCAATCACGCGTTGCAGCTGGTGGACAGATCGAGGGCGTGGACTTTGCCAGTTCGCCATACCGCATGGGTCGCAGCTTGACCAACCGCGTCAGCACATTGCTTATGCCTTATTTGGACGCTGAGACAGTGGTTCAATAAATGCCAGCAAACTCAATTGCCGAAACACGATCAGCTTTAGCAAACGCCTTTAGCGCGCTATCTGCAAACGTGTATCCAAGCGTGCCTGAGTCACCAATACCGCCAGCCATTGTTGTCGTACCTGACAGCCCATACATGGAGGTCGTGTTAATTGGCAAGGCAAAAACACAGGTCAAATTAAATTTTGCAATCACAGCCATTGTCGCCAGCAATAGCAATGCTGGGTCACTGGACAATCTAGAAAAGCTCATAATCGGAATTCTTGCGGCAATGCCCGCAGGATACGTCGTAGGCGTAATTGAAAAGCCAACGGTGTTGGAAGTAGGACAGTCTCCAATGCTTGTCGCTGACATAAACGTTTCGACTTATTACACTCAAACAACATAGGGGACAAAATGCCAACGACAATCATAACTGGTCGCGATTTAGTCGTGACCATTGCAACCGTTAACTATGACGCACAGGCGACCAGCGCAACTCTTGCGAACAGCCCAACCGTCGAGACATACCAAACACTGGACGGCAAGGCTTACAAGCACATTGACGATCAGTGGACTTTTGACATTTCAATGCTTGCTGACTGGGGCGCAACAGGTTCACTTTGCGAGGCACTTTGGACAGCTTGCGAAACAGCACCAAACACAACTCTGGCAGTTTCAATGACAGCCGTGACAGGTGCAGTCTTTGCATTTAACGTAATGCCAGTGTTTCCAAGCGTCGGCGGTGCTGCACCAGATGCACAGACCGTTGACCTATCATTTGTCGTAGTGGGAACACCTACTGAGACATTTAGCTAAAAACTACTAATCGGGAGACAAAATGAAACTACCAATCACAATTGAATACACAAACGGCGATCAGATCACTTACACAGCTGCACCGCCAGAGTGGGTCAAATGGGAAAAGCACACAGGTCACACAATTGCACAGGCACAGGAAAAGATCGGCATTTCCGATTTAGTATTTCTTGCCTATCACGCCATGAAGCGTGAAGCAGCTGGAAAGCCTGTCAAGCCGATCGACATTTGGACAGAAGGTATTGCTGAGGTAATCGTAGGTGAGGCAAACCCAAAAGCTACGCCGTCGGAAGCCTTAGCAGAATAGTTTGGGAGGTAGCTCTGGCAACAGGGCTACACCCAGATGTTTTTGAGACAGCCGAGGACATACTTACCGTCATTGAGATTTTGGAAAGGCGAGCAAATGGCTAAAGATGCAATCAGCTATGACAAAGCTGAGCTGCGCGCCATTACTCGATCTTTTAAAGCTATGGACGACGAGGCGTTAGACCAAGCCAAAGAGGCAACGTCTGCCCTTGCTACCTATGTGCAGGGGAAAATTAAGTCAGCAGCTAGTACCAAAACGCGCAACCTTATTGACAACCGCGTTGCGGACGGCTCGAAAGTTTCTAAATCATCAAAAATTGGTGAGATCAGTTTTGGTTACGCATCACAGAAGCTAAGCGGTGGCGCAAGCACGCAACAAGTCTGGGGCGGCGTTGAGTTTGGGTCAAACAAATACAAGCAGTTCCCAGTGTGGTCAGGTCGAGAAGGTCGAGGGTCACGCGGTTGGTTTATTTATCCAACATTGCGAGCTGCACAACCTGAGATCATTAAACAATGGGAACAGTCATTTCAAAAAATAGTTAAGAGGTACAACTAATGGCTGGAAGTCGTACCCTCAAACTTTCCATACTTGGAGACGTTGACAATCTCAACAAATCGCTAAAAGCTGCCAGCAAAGATGTTGACACTTTTGGCGACAAAATGGGCAAGGTTGGCAAAATGGTTGGCGCAGCGTTTGCAGCTGCTGCCGCTGCCGCTGGTGCTTACGCAATCAAGATCGGCGTTGAAGGCGTCAAGGCTGCAATCGAGGACGAGAAGGCACAGACACAGCTTGCCGTCGCCTTAGAAAACGCCACAGGGGCTACAAAGGCACAAATTGCTGCCACTGAGCAATCAATCTTGCAAATGTCTTTGGCAACTGGTGTGGCAGATGATGAGCTGCGCCCAGCTTTGGGACGGTTGGTCAGATCAACCTCAGATACTGAGAAGGCGCAGCAATTACTTGCAACAGCTTTAGACATTAGCGCAGCCACAGGCAAACCGCTGGAAAGCGTCGCAAATGCTTTGGGCAAAGCTTATGACGGCAATACAGCATCACTGGGCAAACTAGGCATTGGCTTATCAGCTGCCGAATTAAAGACCATGAATTTCACTCAGGTGCAGGGCAAATTGTCAGACCTGTTTGGCGGTGCAGCAGCTCGTAACGCTGACACTTACGCAGGGCGCATTGCTCGCATGCAAATTGCATTTGATGAGGCTAAAGAAACAATTGGCTTTGCGCTGTTGCCAATTCTTGAAAAGCTCATGGGTTTTATTAACAATAACGCTTTGCCAATCATCAACGCATTTAGCGGTGCTTTTAGCCTTAACGGCAATGGTCTTGGTGGTGTCATTACAACACTTGGCAACATCATCACTAGCGTATTTACGCCAATTATCAATGGCATGATTAAAGCGTTTGGGTATGTTCGAGATGCAATCGGTGACAATCTTGACACTTTCAAGGAATTTGGCGCATTGATCGCAACCTATGTTGCACCAGTCATAGGCACAGTTTTGGGCGGTGCGTTACAGGTAGCAGGCAAAATCGCAGGCGGTGTTATTGACGTCATTGCTGGTGTTGTCAAAATTCTCAACGGCTTAATTTCAGGTGCGGTTGCAGGTATCAATGCTTTAATTTCTGCCTACAACGCAATACCGTTTTTGCCAAACGTCAGCAAGATTTCAACACCGACCGTCAGTGTGCCTACAATCAAGACACCGACAGTGCCAACAACATCAACGACAATACCTAAGATTTCAGCACCGTCAGGCGGTGGCGCAACGACCACGTCAAGCGGTGGCGGTGTTTCAACAGCTGCAAAAGTGGCTGCGACCGCTGCCGCTGCGACGACTGGCGGCATTGGTTCATTTGATGCTGGGCGTTTCCGTATGGGCGAGGAAAAAGACCGCGTCGGTACAACAATCAACCTGACCGTGACTGGGGCGTTTGATAAGGAAGGCACAGCACGCACAATCGTTGACACATTAAACAACAGCTACTATCGCGGCACAGGCGGCGCGACCAACTTGGTGGCAATTTAACATGACGCAATGGACGCCAGTTTGGCTGGTAGAGATCGACGGCGTTTCTTACACTGACGCGGTTTTGGCTAACCTGACAATCAGATCGGGTCGCACAAACATTTACGAGCAAGCTCAAGCAGGTTATGTCAATTTGCAGCTGCTAGACGTTAATCAGGCGACCATACCTGTCAACATCAACAGCAGCATTTCAGTACAGGTGCAGGACACATCAAGCTCATACGTCCCAATCTTTGGTGGCACGGTTGTTGACATTGGGCTTGAAGTGCGCGACGTAGGCAGCACAATGTTCACCCAGACATACAGCATCACAGCACTTGGCGCGTTGTCTCGTTTGCCAAAGGCGTTGACAAATGGCGTGCTGTCTAAAGATTTTGACGGCGATCAAATCTGGGAAATTTTGTCAGACTTATTGCTTAACACTTGGGCAGAAGTCCCAGCAGCTGAAACGTGGGCAGATTATGACCCAACAACAACATGGGCAACAGCAGAAAATGTTGGGCTGGGTGAGATCGACCGCCCTGGTGATTATGAGCTTGCTGCACGATCTAGTGAACGCACCGACGTTTATTCTTTGGTGTCGAAACTTGCAACGTCAGGTCTTGGCTACATTTACGAGGACGCCTTTGGTCGCATCTCATACGCTGATGCAACACACCGCAGTTTGTACTTGTCAAACAATGGTTATGTACAGCTGACAGCCAACCAAGCACGCGCAGCTGGTTTGCGCGTCGAAACCAGAGCAGGCGACGTACGCAATAACCTGACTATCCAATACGGTGCAACTAGCAGTGCAGAGCAAAGTGCCAGCGACGCCGACTCGATTTTGCAATACGGCACGTTGTCTCAGATCATTTCGACAACCTTGCACAACTCAGCTGATGCAACCCAGCAAGCCAATTTTTACCTTGCATTGCGCAAAACACCGCAAGCAATCTTTAGTGAGATCACGTTTGACCTGACAAATCCAGAGCTAGACAACAGCGACCGTGACAACCTCATTGGCGTGTTTATGGGTGAGGCATTGGCAATCAATGACCTGCCAGCAAACATGGGCGGTATCTTTCAGGGCTTTGTCGAGGGCTGGTCATTTCAGGCGTCGTACAATCAACTCTCGATCACTCTTAACATTTCACCAACGGCTTACTCATTGCAGGCTTTGCAATGGGACGAAATCTCAGCTGCATTTACTTGGTCGGGCGTGTCGCCAACACTCGACTGGGCGCGTGCGACAATTATCACCTAAGAAGGAGAAAACATGGCAAACCCAACGTCGAATTTTAACTGGCAAATGCCAACAGCGAGTGATCTCGTAACGGACTTGCCTGCCGATTTTGAGGTCTTTGGACAAGCTGTTGACACATCACTAGCTGATCTCAAAGGCGGCACAACCGATCAAGTATTAGCCAAAAATAGCAACACCGACATGGACTTTAAGTGGGTCACATCAGATGATGCTAACGCGATCCAAAACTCAATTGTGGACGCTAAGGGCGATCTAATCGCAGCTAGTGCAAACGACACACCAGCCCGCCTTGCAGTCGGCACAAATGGTCAAGTATTAACAGCAGACTCAACAGCTGCAACAGGCATGAAATGGGCACTTGATGGAAACGCTGGCCCGAGCTTTGGAGTTAAGTTATCTGGTGTACAAACTGTAACGGCAAATACTTGGACAAAAGTAACTTTTAATAGTGAAGACTGGGACACAGATTCCTGTTTTGATAGTTCTACAAATTATCGTTTTACACCGACAGTTGCTGGCTACTATCAATTTAATCTTAATTTAATGTCTAGCGGATCAACACAAGGTGCATTTTACAAAAACGGCAGTAATGGGCGTTTAATTGTTAATAATGTTCTCAATGCCCCCGCTGCTGGCTCTACTATTTTTTATCTTAATGGGTCATCAGACTATGTTGAAGCCTATGTAAACAGTACAGGCACAACCATTTACAACTCAGCAAATGAAGTTTACTTCTCTGGCTCAATGATTAGAAAGGCATAGTAATGTCCGTTTATGAAAAAATTGTTACGGCTTATCCAGAATTAATTGAAAATAATGAAGCATTTTTAAGAGGTTATATTATTATTCAAGATGATTCGGATGGTCAAGGCGATTTCATTGCTGTATGGGATTACTCTAAGCCAATTCCAGATGGTCTTAAACTAGGCAAGTGAAACCAAAGCTTTCTAAAGCTGCTGGTCAATTAAGGGAACAGATTGATGATTCGTTCCCAGATCGTGACCGCACATCGGATGGTTGGATCGGTGATACCCGACACGCTGCTCGCAAGTCAGATCATAATCCAGATGAGCAAGGTTGGGTTCGTGCCATCGACATCGATCGTGACTTATTTAAGGGATCAAAGCCAGACATCATGGGCGATCTTGCAGATCAGCTTCGTACCTTGTCCAAGTCAAAAGCAGACAAGCGTATTAGTTACATCATTTACGATGGACGAATCTGTTCCCACATCCTTAACTGGAAGTGGCGCAAATACACAGGGGCTAACAAACACACTAAGCACATGCATGTTAGCTTTAAGAAAGAAGCTGACAATGATGGTGCTTTTTTTCAGATACCTATGTTAGGCGGAAACTAATGAATGAACTAAAGACAGCAGCAGGATCTTGGGCTAGAGCCTTTTTAGTAGCAGCGATTTCAATGTATGCTGCCGGGGTTACAGATCCACAGGCACTCATCGCAGCAGGGATTGCTTCAATCCTTCCACCTGTATTGCGTTACCTTTCACCTAATGATCCTTCTATGGGCATCAAGAAGTGACACAGTCCGACTTCTTCACGCTTTACCTTGCCACCATTGCAGCACTCGGTGGCTTGTCTGGCTATGTAATCACACACCTGTTGTCTGAGATCAAAAGACTCAACACGCGAGTCGATGAGATCTATAACATATTGCTTGACAGGTAGCATTGTGCTATGGCAAGAAAAGCAACTAAGGCGTTAGAGGAACAAGGTTACTCAAAGCTCGATGCTTACTGCATTGGACTCTATGAGTACTTCTGTTCATTAAAGCGAGCAGGTTTCGCAGAGGACATTGCCATGTTCATGATCACAGAACCGCAAGCCTATCCTCACTGGATTCTGCCTGATCCCATTGACCCTGAGAAGTTCGGGGATTACGAAGATGAGGATGATGACTAGCAGCCAGAAGAAAAGGTACTTGGTCATCAGTGACCTTCAAATTCCGTTTCATCATGAGCAAGCCGTAAAGAATCTGATCAAGCTAGTAAAGCGCGAGAAGTTCGATTTAATCCTAAACACAGGCGATGAGCTTGATATGCAGTCTCAGTCAAAGTGGGCTAAAGGCACACATCTAGAATATGAAGGACAGCTAGATTATGATCGAAGTCTCGCTCAGAACATCCTCTGGGATCTCGGCACTACCGACATCACTCGATCCAACCACACCGATCGTCTATACCACACTCTCGTTAGAGGAGCTCCTAGCCTCATCGGACTTCCAGAACTCGAGTACTCCCGCTTTATGGGTTTCTCCGACATGGGGATTCGTTTTCATAAAAAGCCCTTTGAGTTCCATAAAGGCTGGGTCTTAGTCCACGGAGACGAAGGCTCGATGAATAGCAATGCAGGACTTACAGCTCTTGGCTTGGCTAAGAAGTTCGGCAAGTCTGTAGTCTGTGGACACACTCACAGGGCTGGCATTAGTGCCTATACAGAAGGCTTAGGAAGCCAATACAGGACTCTTTGGGGCTTAGAGGCAGGAAATGTTATGGACAAGAAAAAAGCCTCTTATCTCAAGGCTGGCAGTGCTAATTGGCAGATGTCTGTGGCAGTCATTGAGACACACGGAGATCGAGTAAGCCCATTCTTAGTGCCTATCAACAAGG